ATTACTAGATAAAACTGATCAAACGACTGAAAACGGCGTACTATTTGCAGACGCACGTCAAGGTGACGACGGTGGAACAGAAGACGATGCACCAAGTGCAACTATTGCTGAATTACTTGTAAGTGATTATGTAGATACAGATTGCCCAGATCCAGCACTATATCCAAAAGGTATGTTGCTATGGAACTTACGTAGAAGTGGCTTTAACGTAAAACGTTTTGAGCGTAACTATGTTGATGTAGCAGCAAAAAATGTTCGTCAAGATGATGCATCAATGGAACAATACTATCCACACCGTTGGGTAACTGATTCAGGAAACCAAGCAGACGGATCAGGCAGCTTTGGACGTCATGCACAGCGTAAGAGTGTTGTGCAAGCTCTACAAGCAACAGTTAATAGCAATCAAGATATTCGCGACGAAGAATCACGTCAGTTTAACTTGTTAGCATGTCCTGGTTATCCAGAACTAATTGGCGAAATGATCACTCTAAACTATGACAGACGTTTAACAGCATTTGTTATTGGTGATACTCCGCTACGTTTAACACCAGATGCTACATCACTTAACGAGTGGGCAAGTAACACTAGACTAGCACTAGAAGATAACGATCAAGGTGCAGTTAGCTTCGACGAGTATATGGCAATGTACTATGGCGCAGGATTTACAAGTGATAATGCAGGCAACAATATTGTTGTTCCAGCTTCACACATGGCGCTAAGAACAATTATACTTAATGACCAAGTTGCGTTTCCCTGGTTTGCTCCAGCAGGTACAAGACGTGGTGGTGTAAGCAATGCTACAAGTTCAGGTTATATTAACAGCGAAGGCGAATTTGTATCAGTTGCACTAAACACTGGACAGCGTGACACACTATACTCAAATGCAATTAACCCGATTACATTTATTAGTGGCGCAGGCCTTGTTGTGTTTGGACAAAAAACTCGTGCAAGAAATGCAAGTGCATTGGATCGTGTAAATGTTGCACGTCTAACTGTGTACTTACGTGGACAGCTAGAGCTATTGGCAAAACCATACTTGTTTGAGCCAAATGACAAGATCACACGTGATCAAGTTAAAGCAGCAGCAGATGCACTGTTACTAGAACTAGTAGCACTAAGAGCATTATATGACTTCTTAGTAGTGTGTGACGAAACAAACAACACACCTGCAAGAATTGATAGAAATGAACTATACTTAGATATTGCTATAGAACCAGTAAAAGCAATTGAATTTATTTACATTCCATTGCGTATTAAAAACACAGGTGAAATTGCGGCACTAGGATAATATGCGTAGTTAATGAGCGGATGAAATACTCCGCTCATTAGAGCATAAATACTGTATAGGAGATTAAGAATGCCAATCACAACATTACAAAATATTTCGATACCAACAGAAGGCGCAGGTTCCAATAGTTCACTGTTGATGCCTAAGCTACAGTATCGCTTTAGAGTGCTATTAGATAATTTTGGCACTACAGGCGGACCTGATGGTACCAGAGAACTTTCAAGACAAGTAGTAGACGTAACTCGTCCTAATATTACTTTTGAACAAATGACAATTGATGCTTACAACTCAAGAACATATCTTGCAGGTAAGCATACATGGGATCCGATTACACTTACACTACGTGAAGATGCAAACAACAATGTACAAAAAGTTGTTGGTCAGCAGCTACAAAGACAGTTTGACTTCTTTGAGCAGTCAAGCGCAGTATCAAGTGGATCATACAAATTCCAAACTAGTATTGAGATACTAGATGGTGGCAACGGTGCTAACGGAGCAGCAGTAATTGATCGGTTCCGCTTAGTAGGTTGCTATATTGAATCAGCTAACTACAATTCATTAGCATATGCTACAAACGAAGCAGTAACAACTACACTAACTATACGTTATGATAACGCTATCCAGTTTGGTGCAGATGAGTCGTTTGAAGGTATTGGCGAAGCAACTGCAAGAGCAGTAGCAGCGTCAACTGGCGGCACAACTGTTACTGGTTAATAGTTAAATTTAGGTTGGTGTTCATCGAAACGGAGGTTGTTCTGCAATCTCCGTTTTTCTTTATATACATACATAATTGTAGAGGCTAAATATTAGTATGAGTTTAAAAGATGCATTTTTATTTAATCTAGAATCTGAGACACATTTGCGTGACGCACGTCATGCAAATCAAATCTATACGCAAAATAATTTTGCTTTCTCTCCTAAGCAAAAATACATGTATCATGTTAGGTTTGAACCTAACGAAGAAATAGGTAATAGCGCAACTTCGAATACATTTAGATTTCAAAAAGAATTAGGTGTGCTAGTTAAAAGTGCAGACTTGCCTAGCTTTAGAGCAAGTGTAGAAAATAAACAACAATATAACCGTAAGAAAAATGTACAAACTCGTTTAGATTATCAAGACGTTAGAATAACTTTTCATGATGATAATACTGGTGTAACTAGAGCATTATTAGAAGAATATTATAGATATTATTTTAAAGATGCAAATAAAGTTACTCAAGGAATAGCAGGTGCTTACGGACCTAGAGACAAATATTTTGCTAGAGTACCTTCGTATGGTTTAGACAATCAAAAAAGAAATCCTTTTTTTAAATACATTACAATATATCAATTATCACGCAGAAATTGGGTAGCGTATACTCTAGTTAATCCTTTATTGACAGCATGGGATCACGGTAATGTTGATAGTTCAGCAGGTGATTTTAACGAGAGCACAATATCTGTTGCATATGAAGCAGTACAATATACAAGCGGTTCTGTTAAAGGAGACACTCCAGCAGGCTTTGCAGATGAATCTATTGGATACGATGTAACTCCAAGTCCTTTAGGATATTTAGATGATGCTATGGATGGATATGTTGATACTAGCAAAGGATTGTTGCCTGCTCTTGTCGGTCTAGGCACATCTGCACTATTAAATAAAGCGTTTGGCAATAGTAATAGTCCAAGTAAAAATATTTTCAAACAAGTAGCAGCTGGAGTTATTGGCGGAGTTATTACTAATGTGCTTTCACAAAATAAATTGCCCGTGCCTGACCCTCAAAATATACAAACTCCGGTTACCTCAACTTCAAACAATAGTCGAACATTAGATTCGCAATCAATATTACAGGCTCTATCTAATCCTGCCGTTGCAAACCAAGTTGTACCTGCATTAGTTAACAGTGGTGCTTTACCTAATGTTGATGTTAATACCTATAATAGTGCAAACGCAACACAAAAAGCAGCATATGATTCTCAAATAGCTGACAAAATTTCGCAAGGTGATCAAAAACTAACACAAGTAGCATCAAACGCAATCAACAATTTATAGGATCTTAAAATGGAAAACAAAGATATAACAACTGAATTTTTTAACAATTTTTATAACATTGAAATTAGTTATAATCCGAGCGAAGTTGATGCAGTAATTGGATATTTTTTAAAAAGAGGCTTTGGCAAAGTTTCTGCAATAAACACTGCAAGTATATTATTACAACAAGCAAAAATTGATGACGTCAATGTCCAAGAATTAATTGACACACTTAAAGGTGTAAGTGACGTACAACTAAGTTTAATTGTAGCACAAATATTAAATTTTAACAGAGAAAAAACAAGTGTGCTGGGTTTTAGAGATGACATAGACAATCAAAATTTGTTTGATCAAAGAAATGTTATCAATCCTTAAGGACATCTTATGCCTAGATTTGCACAAGGTAAATATAATCTTAAAAACCCTGACAAATATGTAGGCACAAAAACTCCAACATATCGAAGCGGATGGGAATTTCATTTTATGAAATTTTGTGACGAACATCCTGCTATTGCACAGTGGGCTAGTGAAGCAGTTCGTATTCCATACAGACATCCATTCACAGGCAAACACACTGTATACGTACCCGATTTTTTTATAGTTTATAACGATCGTGTAGGCAAGCAGCGTGTAGAACTAATAGAAGTAAAACCTAAAAATCAAACTCTAAAAGAAAAAACAGGACGTTCAAAAACAAATCAAGCACACTGGGTAGTAAATCAAGCCAAGTGGGAATGTGCAAGAGCTTGGTGTAAGCAAAAAGGTATTATATTCCGTATTGTAACTGAAGACGATATATTTCATACCGGCTCAAAACGTTAATGGCTGTAATTATTTCAAAATATAATTCTATATTTGTACACATTCCTAAAACTGGAGGAACTAGTATTCAAAGGTGGCTGTTAGATAATACAAATGCACATGTTACAAAAGGTTCAAAACATCATTCTTTAGACTTATTAGAACAAAGATATGGAAAATTTAATTTTAGTTTTGCAGTTGTGAGAAATCCCTGGGACTGGTGTGTAAGTTGGTATTTCTTTAGAAGAGACAGAGCATTACGC